GGCTTCTTTCTACTTTTCAAGTTTTGTTACAAAAACCATCAAGAATCAAGGACACCGTGGGTTGGCTATCTATTTAAAAGCCTGTAATGTTTTGCTTATGCAGAGCATTTCAGGTCAGAAGATTTCTAACCCTCGTGATCTTGGTGTAGCAGTGGCACGGACCGGTAAGGGACTGCCGCGGGTCATACCCGTCGGGTATCGTTTACGTATAAATCAGGGTGACAGAGGTGTTATTCGGTTGTATCTTGGTTTCTTCTCACTCTATAGAGTGTTAGATTACCGGGGAAAACTGAGTCTACGCTCTGTTATTGAACCTGGAAAGGAACTTAAGCCAGATTTTCTTAGTGAGTGGCGAAGATTTTCAGCAATGTTCGTTAACTCGTTATTAGAGTTTGGTGTTAAACCTTTTCGGATAGATCTAGTTCCGGCCTCCTGTCCGAAGTACTTAGCGAAACATGTATCCACTGTTGCTCGCAAGAGCGACATGGTATATTCTTCCTTTGTAAGTAAGAGGGAGTACAGAGCTGAACTCTGGGGTTATGTCGTAATGTTCTTTCCTTTATTAAAATCGTGTCCCAACTCTAGCGATGGCCGCCTTAATTCGGCATGTCTCATCGATGATTGGATAGCTTGGGTTTCACGACCTGAGTTTTTCAAAGTATTAGTGAGCTTTGTTGCATTAACGCGCGCTTGGTCTTTACTTCCTGAAGTTATCTTCAGGTCTATTGATCAAATGCTCACTCGGATACCTGCTTGGCAAGATCGAGTAGGTCATTTGGGTGCGCTCGCCGCTATTGATGAACCTGGTAAAGTCCGTATCGTTGCCATGGTAGATTCCCTAACACAATGGCTTTTGCATCCGTTGCACAAGTATATCTTTAGGAGTATTCTGAGGGTCATACCTCAAGATGGCACCTTCGATCAAATGAAACCAATCAAATCATTGGTTGAGAGTAAGATGAAAGATAAGGATCGTCGATTATTTTCTTTTGATTTATCTGCGGCGACGGATCGCATCCCGGTTGTGATCCAGGAG